CGACTATATTAATGATGCTGAATCTCGATTTGAGTTTTACCATCGACTAGAAGAAAAACTTCCTTTTGATCTAGAAATGTTTAATGAGATTACAGAAGGAGGTTTAGTAAACAAAACACTAAACGTAGCTCTTGCAGGCACTGGTGTTGGTAAGTCTTTGTTTATGTGCCACATGGCAGGTAATTGTATCTCACAGGGTAAAAATGTCTTATACATAACATTAGAGATGTCTGAAGAAAGAATTGCTGAACGTATTGATGCTAATCTTATGAACATTCCAATACAGCAGTTGAAGGAACTTCCTAAGACAATGTTTGATGATAGGATTAAAAAACTAAACGAAAAAATTAACGGCAGACTTATTATTAAGGAATATCCGACAGCGTCTGCTAATGCTGGACACTTTAAGGCTCTATTAAATGAACTTAGACTCAAGAGAAATTTTAGTCCGGATATTATTTTTGTGGACTATCTTAACATTTGCAGCTCTAGTAGATATAGGGCAGGTACGTCAGCGAATAGTTACACAATTATTAAGGCAATCGCAGAAGAACTTAGAGGCCTCGCTGTAGAGTTTGATGTACCTCTTGTTACAGCTACACAAACAACAAGAGGCGGTTACAACAGCAGCGATGTAGAACTTACAGATACTTCGGAGTCGTTTGGTTTGCCTGCTACAGCAGACTTGATGTTTGCTCTTATAAGTACTGAGGACATAGAAAAACTTGGACAAGTAATGGTTAAACAATTAAAGAACCGTTACAGTGATCCGACAAGAAACAAGCGCTTTATGGTGGGTGTTGATAGGGCTAGAATGAAACTATACGATATTGAAGACCCACAAGCGGGATTACAGGATACAGGTGAAGATGAAGATCAAGGACCTGTATTTGATAAAGGCAGATTTGGAGCTGGCAAGTACGATGAAATTAACTTTTAATGAAGTAGATTTTGATATCTACGATGATGAATTTTCACTTAGGCATGGTGCCTTTGTAGAAAAAGATGTTAAACCAGAAAATGAATTCTTTTGGTTTGATTTAGATCCAATCGCTCTAAAAGAAGAAATTGATTCGCTTCGTTTAGAATTAGACATACAGACTAACATGACATTAGATGATGGACTTATGAATCATCTACATGCAAACTTTGTTCAGTGGCATGATCAAGCAGACGGTGAACGTAAGAAAAAATTGTCTACAATGAATGATGCAATTCATAAACTAGAACTTGCAAGAGCAGGACAACCTGACAGGTGGGGGTACATTAATGGACAAACAACATATCGTCTCCCAGAACATGCTTATGAAAGATTTACAATTAAAAGAAAGTTTGGACATCTTTATATGGGTTATACTCATGTAGGAAAGCATTTTGCAGAAATTGTACAAAGTGGAGACATACATATACCAGCAAATCAAATTGTGCCACAGTATTGGGCTAGATCAGATTTCTTTGTTTGGTTAGGTGATGATGTGACAGATGAGCAAGAAAAAGCCTGGTGGGAAAAAGCTCGGGAAACATATAAAAAGATGAAAGATAAAATGCCTTATGCCTTACACAATCCTAAATTAGCTGTTGGTTACATTCCTTTTGGAAAAATGACAAGAACAGACTGGACTAAGGAAGATTTTATCAATCACATGAAACCTTATAGTTATAAATAATTAGACTTCAATAGGAGGGCTAATTATGTCAGAAGAAGAAAAGAAATCTTCGTCTAATTTCCATCCTGCTGATAGCAATGGCGACGGCAAAGTCGACGCCGAAGAACATAAAATGTATATGGAGTTCAAGAGGAAGGAGCTTGAGGACCAAGATGCAATGCGAGACTCTCAGAGAAGCATGGCATGGTTCGCACTATTTGGCATGTTACTTTATCCTTTTGCTGTGGTAATTGCATCATTAGCAGGATTAGAACAGGCGCAAGAAACATTAGGCGACATGGCACCAACTTACTTTGTCGCAGTTGCTGGTATTGTAGCAGCATTTTTTGGTGCACAGGCATTTACTAAAAAGTAAATAGGTAATTATGGATATAATTAAAGATATAAGAAGAAGGCACGATGCCGGACGCTTACATGATGAGTACTCAACAGAGATGCCGGTACCTCATGTATATTTGAATGATTTTTTATCAAAAGACTTAGCGGCTGCTATGTACAAGGAAGCATGTACAGCCGATGATTCTTTGTGGACTACTTTTGATAGAAAAGGTAGCCATATGAAAGAGTGTAAAGTCCTAGAGCATCTACCAGTTGCTTCTCAATTTGTAAATGAGATGCACAGCAGTTTAGGGCTTGAATGGATCTCCACGTTAACAGGCATGGATGGTATTATGGGAGATCCATATCTTGTAGGGGCAGGCTACTCTAAAAGTTATAACGGAGATTCCTTACAAGTACATTCAGATTTTAACTGGCAAGATAAACTAAAACTTCACAGAGCCGCTTCACTAATTGTTTACCTTACACCCGATTGGGAACCAGAGTGGAATGGAGCTTTAGAGTTTTGGGACAACATGAAGGAAAAACCAGTCAAGGAATTTCCTTGTATACATAATAGCGTAATTATATGGGATTACAGTCCGAGAGGATTTCACGGATACCCCAAGCCAATTAGTTGTCCTGCTGATGTGCATAGGACGACGTTTAGGCTATTCTATTATTACAGCGACGCGCAGTATAAACAAAACGATCGTCCGCATAGAAGCTTGTATTGGTACGATAAAGAAGCTCAAGAGCCATATGATATAGCAAGTAGGAGATAAAATGGGCGCACTTGGTTATGTAAATAATGTTTATAGTGATACAAAACTACCTTATGATAATTACATTAAAGGATATATTCGTCCTATAAATGAAGGTATCTATAACGACAAAGCAATTTATCTTTATGATAGATTAGACCTTGCAGTAAGACAATATAAATTAGAAGATCTTCTTTCACCTAAAGTTGTCTCACATCTAAGAGGAGATAATGATACAAAACTATTGATCTTTTAC